CTCATCCCATCCATCATGCCAACAAGGATAGTCTGCGTGATTATCAACTTCCCAATCTTTATAGCTCTCTTCGATATAGGCCTTGGCATACTTGATAGCATCCTGCTGGTCCTTGAACAGACCAAGAAGACGCTTGCCTTCATACCTAACCTCATCCCAGACGCAATATACCTTATCCATCAAAACTCTCCAATGTAGTGGCCGACACGCCAGATTAGTTCTTGCACCATATCCTCTACAACATATGCTGGCTCATCACCATACAGTAGTTTGCTACGGATCTTCTTGAGTTCTTCAAACACTTCAGACATATGCTGGTGCTGAATCTCTAGCTGCATATCCCGTTCATCCATCATAACGCCATCCTCGGCAGGCTTTCTTGTTGTTAGCACGCTTCTTGCTGGTGATAGTATGTGCCCTGCGTGCGAACTCCCTATTGGCTAGGTGATTCCTACGCTTGGCAAGGTTGAGTGAGTGGCGGTCCATTAGACTAGGAAGATGGTGATGAACAGAAGAGCCATGATGCAGAAGCCCAGGGTTTCGTCCTTATCTTTCATGGGTATATAGTAGGCTGTGGTGCGCCTGCGGTCAAGCAAAGATGCGGTGAAGAATGAGGACAGTGACCATGCTGATGGGGAACAGGGAGCCGAGGATGATGCACTCGATGGTGTGCTTGGTTTCGTTCTTCATGCCCCCATTATAGCCTGCCCCCGCGAGAATGCAAGGGGAATCTCGATAAAAGCGCAAACTCGTTCGCGGAAACGGGTCCCATAGGGGTATCCCCTAGCAGCTATATGTATGGATGTATGTAGGACAAAGATAACGGGTCCCATATTTCCAAGGGACTCCTAACGTTTTAGGGACTCCTAGTTTTGCTCAGAGCTATATATAAACATGGACCGCGCCTACAAATGAGGATGTGGGGGTTCCAAGCCTAAGGGCAAGATTGGAACTTACCGTCCACCTAGTTCAGGTGGGAGCAAGATTAGAATCAGGATCAGGAAATGACCAAGAAGCAGCTATACTCCAGACTCGTTTCGAGCTTGGTTGAGATGAGTGTTCGACAGCGTAAGAACAACGCCAAAGGACGAGGACGTAAGAGCAAGCGTAACAAGCGCAAGTCCACCAACCCTGCTGATGTTGGACCTCAAAACAGATCTGAGCAACCTCCTAGTCCTACGAACCCACCTCCAACTCCAAGCCCTACGGGAGTTGACATTCCTGAACTTCCTGGAACGGCCAATGACAAGGATGGGAACCCTATCATAAACACCCGAGGAACCCGTGGAACCCCTGAGCAAGAGGTTTCCATGCGTGGAACCAAGGGTATTGCTCGCGCAACGGCAGCAGCAGGTGAGAGGGGTTCGATTGTTTCTAGACTTGCAAACAGGTATGCAGATACTTTGCCCAGCAAGTCAGGAAGTGCTGACAAGATCCGAAACTTCAGTCGAGGAGTAACCAAGATTGGAGCGGGCACTGCAAGCCTGATCAAGAAGGGCTTGAACAAAGGTAAGAACGTGCCTCTAGGTGGCAAGAGCCTTGTTTAGAAACAAGGACTCTAACTATTGGCGCAAGAAGGCGAAGCAGAAGGTTCGAGTTTATTGGAGCAACCTCAGAGCTAGTAAGCAGTGGGTTGCTAAGATAGAATCTACCACTTCTTCAAAGGGCAAGAAGCGCCGTCCAAGGTAACCTTCTTCTTCATCATGCATCCGCACATGCTGCATTGAACCTTGTCTTTGATGAGGTGAGGACAGGCATGACAAATTTCGAGCCTAGCTTGTTGGGTTTGCTCGTCTGACATCTTAAATCCGCTTCGAGCCCATGTCCACATAGTTTTGGCGAAGAGCCATAATTTGTCGAGAAAGGAGGTCCCTTCCTCGGTCTTAGGGGCGGCAATCACAGTGATGGCACTGACGATGCGCTCTAGCTTGTCTAAGGCTCTGTAGCGCCACAGAGAGTATCTTAGCTGGGCATACTTAGCTCTTGCCTCAGAGAGCTTGTTAGACTCGTTTGCAAGAGCCTCCTGGAAGTCCTTATTGGCCTCTGCACATTTTGTGGCGAAACCATTACACTTGTTTAGAGCATCCTCACAAGTATAGGATAGTGCGATCTCTTTCTCGGTCATGACTATATATTGGTATGTTAAATGCTATTGCTAGGAAGTTTAAGCAGATGAGGAAGAAGGGCATGTTCAACAAACGTGCCATCAATAAGATCAAGAAGCAGTGATCGGCAGGCGATGCTCTTCTATGAACTTGGCTCTGTTGACGTGCCAAGACTCTCTTCCCGCTAACTCGCCCCTGGAGTTATGTAGGACATTTATAGGGACTGTTCTATTCTTTAGACCTAGCTTGTGGGCAGTGAGGGTATAGTGGATATCGTAGTAATCCCACTCGCCTTCTAGGTAGCTGGGCTTTGCTAGACCGACCTTCCTTAGTGTCTTTCCTGACGCTGCAAGGAACAGGCCATCCATTACCACGACTGTCTTGTATGGTCCATAGTAGGTTGGAGTAGACTCTAGAGCATGAGGACCATGCCAGACAATGCCTGAGTGATGTCCCTCTCTCCACGCCTGACCATTCCACCAAACAGCATCCTCTAGAAGTTTAGCAGTCCCAGCCACACCAATGAATCCTGCATCGTGTGCTAGGCATTGCATGAGGCAGTCTCTAAAGACCCACTTGCTGGACATGATCTCGATATCGTCGTGACACAGGATTACAATGTCGTCGTCCTTCACGTCACTGGAGTCTAACGCCTTCTGGTATCCTCCGAAGATAGACTTCTGATTAACCAGAAACTTAACCTTCACTCCTGCGTCTGATAGATAGGTAGAGAGGTTATGTGCTGTATCAGTCAGTTCCTTAGAGCGCGTGCAGATAAAAGCGTAGATCATTTCATCGGTATAATAGGATATGGATTACAAGGAAGAGTATCTAAGGTGCAAGAAAGATCCAATATACTTCATTAGCAAGTATATCAAGGTCGTCCACCCTATACGTGGTATGGTGCCATTCAAGCTATACCCTTTCCAGAAGGTGATACTTAACGCTCTTGAGACAGAGCGATTCAACATACTTCGTAAGTTTCGCCAAGCAGGATGCACTACCATCGCTGCTGCATATTCTGTATGGAAGTGCTTGTTCAATTCACACCAAACTATAGTTATCCTATCTGTGGGTGATACTGAATCTACTGAGGTTCTTGATCGTATTAAGATCATGTATGATGAGACTCCTGAGTGGATGCGACCTAAGGCTACTCAGATTAACGCTCACAACCTTAAACTAGAAAACAATAGCCACATTAAGTCTCGTCCTTCTGGTAAACAATCAGGCCGTGGTCTATCTGGATCACTACTCATTATTGACGAGGCTGCTTTCATTGAGCATATTGATACTATTTGGGCTGCTGTGTATCCTATCATCTCGACTGGTGGTCGTGCTTTCGTGCTGTCTACTGTGAACGGTATAGGCAACTGGTATCATCAGATCTGGGAAGGAGCTATAGAGGGGACTAACTCATTCAACCCTATTCAAATCAACTGGAAAGATCACCCTGAGTATAACAGGGTTGATGGGTTTGATTGGCTATACAAGGAGATGGAGCAGCGAGACCCTCCCATGAATATTGATGAATGGGAGAAGACTACACGCGCTAACCTAAGTCACAAGAAATGGCTACAAGAGTATGAGTGTGAATTCCTAGGAACGGGTGACACCTTTATAGAAGGGCAAGTGCTAAACTCGTTACTGGAGAATATATCTGAGGACTTCTATAGGCTTTACAACAACCGAATGTATGTCTGGAAGGATCCCGATCCTACTACCTCTTACTTCATTGCTGCTGACGTAGCTCTAGGTCGTGAGCGTGATTACTCCGCATTCCAGGTGGTCGATCTCCAGACTGGTGAGCAGGTAGCTGAGTTTTACAGCAACACCACCCCCATAAACGAGTTTGCACGTATCTTATTTGAGCAGGGGAACAGGTATAACGTAGCTCCCATACTTATTGAGCGTAATACGATTGGAAACAATCTAATCGACTACCTGTGGGAACAATTAGAATATGACAACGTGTGGTTCGATGAGAAGGGCCTGCCTGGGTTCCAAACAACCACTAAAACCAGGGATCAAGTGCTGATTGAGATGGAAGAAGCACTACGCACATCTGAAGTAAAATTAAACTCCAAGCGCACTGTAATGGAGTTAAATACGTTCATTATCAGCGATAATGGTCGTTTCCA